TATTGTAATAATAAAAATATTATGATTATAAATTAGAAGATGCTGATTGGAAATGGCATCAATTATAAAAAAATTATATTTTTATATAATATATATATAATAAATAATTATTTATAATGATTTTATATGTAACTTCTGATAAAAAATATATAAAAGTTAAAGAAGCCAATGATTATGAATTAAGCATTTTAAAAGATTCATTGAAAAAACGAATAAAAAATTGGTATTTCAATCCATTGGTAAAAGCAAATAAATGGGATGGATATGTAAATTTTTTTAAATATAATTCTGCTCCAATAGGTCTTTGGAATGAAATTTATAATATATGTCAGTCTTATTCTATAGATTTGAAAATAGAGGGGCTAAAAAATATATTTGATTTATCAATAGATTATAATGAATTTATCGAATGGGTAAATGATTTTTTTAAGGATAATGATATCAAACCTCGTGATTATCAAATCAAAACAGCATATGATATTTTAAAATATAAATACTGTACATCTTCTGTTACAACATCTGCTGGCAAAACATTAATAGCATTTATTGTTTTTGCATATATAAAAACACATTCATTAGGAAATAAATATTTGATAATAGTTCCTACAACAATATTAACAACGCAGATGATGGAAGAATTTATCAAATATAATAATGATAAAATGGATTTATCCTTTTCATTGATATATAGCAATTCAAAGATCATATCTAAAGACCCAAATGTTGTTATAGGGACATATCAGTCTATTGTAAAATTTGATAAAGAATTTTTGTCAAATTTTGATGTCATATATGTTGATGAATGCCACAAAGCAGGAGCAAGATCTATTAGAAATATAATAAAAAAATGTAGTTGCGTAAATTATAAATTTGGAATGTCTGGAACTATTATAAAAGATAATACAGCAGAATATTATACTATTTTATCTCTTTTAGGCCCCGTATTAAATCGTATATCACCAGATTTTTTATTCAAAGAAGGATTTGCTCCATTTGCAAAATTTAGAATTGTGATGCTAAATTATAATAGAAAGGATATCTCTGAAACACTATTTAATCTTAGAACAAATAAAAATTTGGAAAAAAGCAAGGCATTTTATTATGAAAAAGTAACTGTATTAAATAATAATGAGAGATTGAATTTCATATTAAAAATGATTGAAGAAACAGATAAAAATTCAATGGTTTTATTTTCTGATATAAAAAATAAATATGGATATAAAATATATGAATATCTAAAAAATAATACAGATAAAATATGCTATTATGTTGATGGGAACATAGAACAAGATCATAGATCATATTATCAAAGCGAAATGGAAACCGGAAATAACAAGGTCATTATAGCATCATTTTTAACATTTGCAACAGGAATATCTATTAAAAATATTCATTATATATTTTTTGCAGAATCATATAAATCAGAAATTCTTGTCAAGCAGTCAATAGGAAGAGGAATGAGACAATTAAAAGATAAATCTGATTTTTATATTATAGATTTTGTTGATAATTTATCATTTAATAATAATAAAAATTATTTGTATAAGCACGGAGTAGAACGATATAAAATATATAAACAATATTCATCAGATATTAAAATATTTAATGTAGATAGTCCATTTTCTCTTTCTTTTGATAAACTTTTATAAAAAATATATATATTAAAAAAATATATGCCTATTTTAGATAAAGTAACAAGAGACTTTTTGACATATAATAGTAATGTTGGACAACCAGATATGTTTATGGAAGCACAAGATCCTACATATATGTCATTTAGATTGGATTTTTTTCCCGATAATGGATGGAGCTTGCAGCCAGATGTAATATCCGCAGGAGGATTATTTAGACCATTTAATTCTAATAAAAATGATATGAATTTATATTTAGATAGTGCTATAGATTATCTTTATAACATAGGATCCCCTAAAAGATGTGCATATTTGCAAGCATTTGCAAGCACATTATATAAATTACAAACAAAGACGCCGTGGTTTTTTCAATCAATATCTGGACTTGGAGATTTATATAAAATAGATAAGGCAAATTCATATAGAGCAAAAGAAAAAAATATAACAATAGACTGCTTAGAATCTATTGATATGAGAATGTCTTTTTTGGCTGATTTATATAGAAATATGGCATATGATATGGAAACTATGAAAGAAATACTACCTGTTAATTTAAGAACTTTTAATATGAATGTGTATGTACTAGAATTTAGAAGATTTAATACAACCTTCGGAAAATTAGCGAGCTTATTAAAATATAATGTTCCTATAAAAAATAAAAAAGACCCAATGACTCGTGGTAAGGATTATTGGAATGAAGGACATAAATTCTTGGATTCTACTGTTAGTATGGGTTCATTAGATACATACGTAACTGCTGGAAATCAATTTATAAATACATTTGGTGGTGTTGGAGGAATGCTATTAAATGATAAAGATATAAATGTCAAAGAACTTGAATATGAGTTTGAAGCCGTTACGGTTCATGAATTTGAATTGCATGATTGCGAATTTGATTTCTTTTCTACAGAACCAGATTGGATGACAACAATATCTAATTCAGATGTTTCTGCTCCTGCAACAGCAAAAATGATAATACATCCTAATCGTGTTCATAAGGTATCTCATTATCCATTTTTTAATTTTGTCATAGGAGAATATATAATGAAAACACTTTTTAATGAATATGATATAATGAATATGTATAATAATGATTTTATAAAATTAGATAAATTACCAGATTTGTATTTAGAAAGGCATCCAGTACAGGAAAGAAATGATATAACACATAGTGCCGATGGTATTTTTGCAGAAAAAAGACAATCTGTATATCCAGTTTCAGAAGGATATTCAGAAAAAACAGCTTCTGCACAGGCATATATTGAACAATTAGAAAAAAGCAAGGAATTAAATCGTAGTAATTTACAGCATTCAATTTTAAACATAGGCGTCGACGCAATAAATATAGGCATAGGCAAAATATTTGAAAATACAACGCCAGGAGCTGTAAAGCAAGTTACAAGAGAAGGACTAACATCATTTATACCAGATCAAATAAATAAAATTTTATAAATTATGTCCGAAAAAAGTTTTTTAAAAGAATTTTCTGATGATATATCCGGAGTTTATTTGGGAGAAATCGTTGATAATGAAGACCCATTAAAAAAAGGAAGATGCAAAATATATGTATATGGCGTTTTTGATGGTTCATGGGATTTGAATTCTGATAAAAAAGATATTCCAATAGATGATTTACCGTGGGCATATCCAAATACAATAAATGTATTTGGCGGTAATAATGGCGGCGGTAATATTTCTATTCCCAAAAAAGGTACTAAGGTAAAGGTAATTTTTAATAGAAATGATATTTATAGCCCAGAATATATTTGTATTCAGGAACTTAATAAATCATTATTAAAAGAAATTGAAGATAGCTACGAAAATGCGCATGTATTACTATATGATGAAGATGAAAATACTAAAATATTATATACACAAAAAAATGGTATAGATATATTTAGCAAAAATGCTAATATAAATATTGATAAAGATTCAAATATTTTTATAAAAAATAAAAATGATTTAAAAATAAAATTAAATGATGATACTATAATTATAGAAAATTCTAATTCTAAAATTGAAATAAATGGATCCGATATAACTATAAATACAACTAATAATATAAATATCAAATCATCTAAAATATTATTGAGCTCTGCAAATATTGAAATAGGTCAGGGACTATTATCTCCTGCTATAAATTCTTCAATGCTTTCTAATATATTGACAGCATTAGCATCATCAATCGATACATCAATAGCATCATTAGGAGGAGTTTCAACATTATCTGCTACTCTACCGTCTATATTAAAATCAAATGCTTCTAATTCAATAAAAATATCTTTTTAATTTTTATATATATTTTAAAAAATGATCGATAAAAAAATTTTAACATCTTCTGATTTTAATGAATTATTACCAAATACATCATTAGAAAATAATTTAAATCCTAAAATATATGTTGATGAAATAATAATAAAAAATAAAAATACCGCAATAATAACAATAATTCCAATAGATACAGATAAATATTATATAAATAAATTATCCAATGGAGATGATATCCTTTTAAAAAATGATAATATATCAAAATATTTTAAAATATCAAATATTTATTACAAAAATTATCAATTAAAAATAAATATAAAATTTGATGATCTAAAAGATATTATGTATTTTAATAATGAAAATAGTTATATTATTTTTAATTATGAAATTGAAAATGGGAATCAAAATCAAAAAAATAAAATATGAGAAAAAGTAAGTATTTAGTATTGAATAGCTTTTGTGGTTGCTCGTTGAATTACATTGAGCTACAAACTTCATAGGCTTGTGCGTTCCTGATGGAATGTCTTGTTTGGGCCTCCATTTGTGTACTGGGTATCACCATCCCAGATAATATTCTTAAACCCTCATTTAGAAGAAAATGATTATAAACCCATCTGGTACAACCAAAATGCTTTAATAATAGTTCTTCTTGTTTTTCGTTAGGATATAAACGAAATTTATATGTTTTATGAATTTGTTCCATAATATTATATATATATAAAAAAAATATTTTTTTTACTTTTCTTTTTTGTCTTCTATCTTCTTTTTTACATTGTTCCCATGATTCTATTGTTTTTGAATTTATATTATTCAAGTGAAACCCGGCGCAATCCATTATTTTTTTAAATTTTCAATAGATATAAATTAATGAATTTTTTTTTAAAAAAAATATATATATATTAAAAAATAATAATATGGCAAAAATAAGCATTGATTTATCTAAATATAAAGCATCTGGTGTTTATACTCTTGAATATGACAACACAGAAGTTCCACGTGTAAATCCGCAAGTTACTAGATTAGTCGTTGGGTTTTCTAAAAAAGGAATTCCTAATGCACCTGTTTATATAGAAGATATAAAAACTGCAAAAAAAGTATATGGTGATATTGATAGGGATTTAGAAAATAAGGGGTCGTTTTTTCATAGAAGTTTGTTCACATGTCTTGAGACTGCTCCTTGCTTTGCTTTGAATTTATTACCTATAAATAATGGGCAAGATGAAAATTATCCTGTTGATATGGTTCCTTATATGTCATTTTCATTAAGTGCATCAGAAGAAAATGGTAATAAGAAAAATGAATTATATAGTTCATTTTTTAATAAAGAAGGATTTTGGTTTCCTGATACTAATTATTTTAATGCTATTGTAAATGACGATATGTCTCCAAATAAAGGAAAAATATTTAATTTTGTTAATCTAGGTCAAACCGATACAACTATTATAATAACTAAATCTACAGATTTAATAGGATTTGATATAACAGCAAAAGAGTGGTTTGGGCAATCAGAAATTCCTGCATTTATAAAAGAATATGATTATATTTCAGATTATTTTGTTGATGTATATTTGATAAAAGGAGATTGGACAAATTTATATCAGCTTTCTCAGGATAGCGTTTTTGGTGAATATTTTGATTTGAAAGGATTAAAAAAAGATAAATTTGTAAACTTTATAAATAATGAATCTGTTACATTGATAGCTAAATTTCAGGGTTCCATAATACCAGATTTGATTGATAACAACAATATTAATTATTCTATAGATACAATTATAAATAATAATTATAAATCAACAGGTATTTTTTGTGAATTAAATAGAAGTGCATTAGATAGCTACGACCCTGATGATTATAATACATCTGGAAGAATAGATATGGTTGGACATACATTGATACAATATGAGGCAGAAAAAATTAATTTTTTATCATATAATATAAATATAAAAGAATCATTAGATTATGAAGAAAATATAGATCATTCAGAAATAAATAATAAAATAGTTTATGATTTTGGACTAACTTCTACAGATAATCTTCCACCAAAAGGCTATACTGCAACATTAAATTGTTATCATTTAAATGAAAATGATGGCGTATTTTATTATACATCTTATTATGGACTAGGAAATAATGGTAAATTTAATAATGTTTTGAATATAAATTTAAAATATTTTAATGATAGTGATATTTTTGAATTTGGGAAAATTGAAGCAAATAAATCTATATTAAAAAATGAAGATACAGGTAAATATTGTACAATAATAAGTAAAAATATAATTGTAAATAATAATAATGAAAAAATATTGCAATTAGGAATATCTCATCCAGATAAATATACAGAAGGAAATGATTTTTATCAAATTTTAAATACTGATTCAACATCTGGAAAAATTGTTATTGGCGCAACAACTACAACAATATCAGAAGGTGATTGGGTTTTTGCATCAAATACAAATAATATATATTATTTTAGAGTTGTAGGAGTAACTGGAAGTACTAATATAGAATTATCTGTTGATATAAGTACTCCTGAATATTTTGGAGGTGAATATATAAATTATATTAATAATACATATAAATTATATTATGGATCAAAATTTGACGCAGTAAAACCATCAAATCCAATTTTAACAATATATATTGAACCTGATAAATTTGTTTATTATAGTTCAAATAATTATTATATTGCATATGAAAGTTCTAAATTATATAAAGATTTTAAGAACGGACTATTAACAGATGGGGATCTTTGCTATCTACAGTCTGAAAAATTAAATGTAATACATTCATTTGATAAAGATCAAGATGGAATAAATATATTAAAATTAAAATATCAAAATTTTGATAGTACTAAAGATTGGGGATTTGATAACATTTATGATAATACACAATCGGGATCAGCATTAAATCTTCTTAGAATATATTCATTAGTAGGTGATTATTCAAAATCTATAGAAATAAATGATATTAACTCTACTCATACAGAATTTTATGTAAAAGAAGCATATCAAAAAGATTTCAGTATAGGACAATATATATTATCTGATCCTATGATGAGAGGAGATATGTCAAGATGCATATTAACTAAAATTGTTTCAAAAAAGAAAATATATGATGGAACTACTCATAATGGCGATTATCTAATAAAGGTGAACCAAAGAGTTTATACATATACAAATAATAATAAGCAATATGTTATAAGATATAAAAATATTGACGATGCAGCTACATCATATAACCCATTTTTATTAAATGGATTTAAATTGACTAAATTTCATTTACCAGATGGAACTAATAAACAATTAGCAAAAATTTATGGAATGCTAGACCCAAATGTTTCTGGATTATTCAATGCATTGTCTGATCGTGATCTCATAGTGTTTAGATATATAGTAGATACATTTGATGGTGGATTGCAAGAAAATTCATTTCCTAAAAATTATTTGACAAAATTGGCAAAGAATAGATTAACATGTATGGCATTATTAAATGCTCCATCTATTAAATTATTTAAAGAATCCAAAGATCCAAGATTTACAGATGAACCAACATCAGCTAATCCAGTTCCAATATTAAATTGCAAATATATAGCCGATGGCGGTAATTTAGACTTGTCTCCTTCATTTAGGTTTTCATTACCTAGTGATGAAGATGGAGCTAAATTTCAAGGAATGTTTGCCCCGTTTTTGACAATTAAATATAATGGCAAAAATATAAATATTCCTCCAGCAGCAGATGTATCAAATAATTTTATTAGAAAATTTATGAATGGGCATCCATTTACAATTGTAGCTGGACCAAAAACTGGTGTTTTAATGAATCCTAATATTGTTGGATTAGAATATAATTTTAATGATTCTGATAGAGAATACTTAGAACCATTTGGAATAAATCCAATTGTATATAAAAATGGTATTGGATATATGATATATGGAAATCAGAGCGGATATCAAAGAGTTCTATCAGCATATAATAATCTTCATGTTAGAGATTTGTTAATAACATTAGAAGAAAATATCGAATCTATATTACATAATTATGTATTTCAATCAAATACAAGCTATTTAAGAATGCAAATACGAGCATTAGTTGAATCATATTTAGAAAATGTTGTTTCAGCTGGCGGTATTTATACATATCAAGTTATTATGAATGAAACAAATAATACCCCAGATATTATTGATCAGTCTTTTGCAATAATTGATATAGCTATTGAACCTGTAAGAGGTATGCAAAAAATTATAAATAGAATTCATATATATAAAACAGGAGAAATTAAAACAAAAGGATTTTTAATTTAAAAAAAAAATAAATATTATGGCAAAATTACCACATTATAAAAATTCAGAGGCTAGTATGGGAATGTACGAGCCTGTTTATACAAATTTATTTGATATTGCAGTTACCCCACCTTTTATAATACAAAGCTCTTGGCCAGGAGAGTTAATGATGGAACAAGTTATTAAAGTTGGAGGATTGGATATAGATAAAATACCAGGGGCAGAAATAACGCAAACATATAAAGGATGGACAAGATCTTATGCCGCATCTAAATTAGATACCACATATGTTGATATAACAATAGATTTTGAGGTAAATATAAATAAAAATAATTCAATATACGTATATTCAGCATTAAAGGAATGGTGTAATTTAATTTTCGATCCATATAGTGGAGAAATGCATATGAAAAGCGATTATGCTGGCGGACCAATGAAAATTATTTTGTATAATAGAGAAGGAGTTACAATTCGTGAATATACATTTCCAGTTGTATTTCCAACAACAAACATTCCTGCTATTGAGCTAGATTATACATCATCTGGAATATATACTATTTCAGGATTTACTTTTAGAGCTGATTACTATGACTCGCAAACTGTAAAATGAAATCTTTTTTTAATATTTGATATAGAAATTCTATAGTATTATAAGAGATAGTTAATGAAGATACTAAGAGCGTATAAATACAGAATATATCCCAATAAAACACAGGAAGTTTCACTAAATAAAACTTTTGGATGTGTTCGTTTCTTCTGGAACTATCAGGTTGCTACATTCAGAACCTATGATAAAGATACTAATCCTAATGTCAACTTTAAAACAAGCAGTGAATTAAGAAAAGAATTTGAGTGGATGAAAGAAGTCAGTGCAGCGGCAATACAACAAAAAGAAATAGATTTTAAACAATTTCTAAAACAGTTTTTTAGCAAGAAAAGAAAAAATAAAATAGGATTTCCTGTTTTTAAAAAGAAAAAGGGTAGAAATTCTTTCAGATTACCTAATCAAAAGTTTAAAGTGATAGGCAACAAAATACAATTGGAAAAGATAGGAAAGATAAGAATGATTATTGACAGACAACTACCTGATGGCAAGTTAATGTCAGTAACCATCAGCAAAAATCCATCAGGACAATACTTTGCTTCTATTCTGATTGAAACAGAAGTAACACCTAAAACAAAAACTAATAAAGAAGTTGGAATTGATTTAGGAATTAAAACTTTTGCCACACAATCTGATGAAATAGAAATTGACAATCCTAAGTTTCTTCGCAAAAGCCAAGCGAAGTTACAAAGATTGCAACGACACCTTTCCAGAAAACAAAAAGGCAGCCACAGATACGAAAGATGTAGATTAAAAATAGCACGATTGCATACAAAAATAGTTAATCAACGAGATTGGTTTCTTCACAATTACACCACATTTTTAGTAAATAACTACGATAGGATATTTATTGAAGACTTAAATGTCAATGGTATGCTAAAAAACCATTGCTTGGCCAGTGCTATAAGCGATGTTAGTTGGAGTAAGTTTGTGTCAATCCTTGAATACAAGTGTAATTGGTATGAAAAAAAACTTATAAAAATAGATAGGTTTTTTGCAAGCAGCAAAACCTGTAAGTGTGGAGCAAAAAACGATGATTTGAAACTATCTGACAGAGAATGGACTTGTAAATCCTGTGGTGCTGTTAACCAAAGGGATTTACTTGCAGCACAGAATATTTTAGAATATGGTCGTAGGAGTTCAGGCGACCTAACGGACGCAGAGGCAGAGGTTACGAAGCCGTTGAAGCGTCTAAAATCTGAAATGTCATCATTTGGCATTAAGATTTAGAACTATTTAATTATAGTTCATATATAAGATCAAAGGTATTTGTATCTTTATTATATAGATATATTTTATCGTATTTTAGATTTTCTTTTTTTATAATTTTTATTAGATTTTTTAAAATGCTTTTTTTATATTTTGGTACAATATATAATATTCTAAAAAATTTTTTGTTTTTGTTATAAAACACAAACCATTTTTTTATTTCTTTATTTATTATATATTTATCATATTTGTCAATATCATTTATATCTTTATATCCAATCTCATTATAAATTTTTTTAACATCAATTTTTCCAAAATACTTGATATATGTATTTGACTTTTTTAATATTGAATAAGATGTGTCTGATATCCAAATTTCCATTATTCTATAAATGATTTTAAATATGTGTATATTGTTGCTAATGTTATAATATCTTTTATATCTTTTAAAATATTTAGATCACATAATTTTATTTTTTTGTTATTTATTTTATTACTATTAATTTTAAAGCAATAGATTATAAATTTTTCATTTGCATCCGCAAAATGGTCAATATAAAGTAAATCATTTATATCTTTTAGTTCTATGTTATAATCTGTATATAGCTTATTAGCTATGAATTTAGAAAGATTTTTTTCAGAGTAATCAAATTTCATTTGAACAGATTGCAATGTATTTGAATTTTTATACAATCCTATTTTTTTTACATTTTTATCATCATCTTCATCAACAATGATTATTGAAATATATAAGTTTAAATCCATATTTTTTTTATTTATATATCAAATTTTTATAATTTTTTTCATAATCTTTCATCCATTCTTCTGGAAATCCTAATTTCTCCCATATTAGATAATCTTCTCGAAGTTTTTCTAATGTGTCTTTAAAATGATTTACAAGATTTGTACCAGAATATCTATATAAGTCTGTATCTAATATTTTAAATATTTTATCTGTATTTTCTATTTTCCAAAATAGAAAATTTGCTGTTGATATACGTTCGTATGAATATAAAATGCGAAGTGGTTTCCATCCATTGACAATTATATCAGCATGATTGTCAAAGGATGGATACACATTTAATTTTACTTCGTCCATGTAATTATTTAGATGGAATTGGTCCTTGCGGAATAAATGCCCTGATAGCTTTGTTTATTAATTCGGCATCATCTAATGTAAATATTCCTTTACTTTGAGATACCCTAGCTGCTTCTATTAAAACTTGAAGAGCTTGTTGCTGCGTCAATTTTTCAGGTATTTCTACCGGTTCTGATTTTTTTTCATTATCATTTGCTGAAACTTCATTTTCTATCTTTTCATTATTTTCAGCATTTTCTAAATTTTGGGTTTCGTTGTTTTCCATATTTTTGTGATTTTTATATTATATAAAAAACTATAATTTTTTATAATTTATATTGATGTATCTCCTGTGATAGATTTGTATATAGTTAAAATTATTTTTCTTGCAGTTTCTTTTGAAACACCACCAGCGCCAATCATAACGGTTTCTAACAATGATAATATTTTCCAAATTATGTTTTTATATTGTTCTGGGGTCATTTTTTTTAATTTTTTATTTTAAATTTATGTTTATTTCTTTAATGACGCCGGCTATTGGAAATTGTGATACATAACTTTTTTCATCTTTCATAATATTTTTAAAAATTTTTATTTCTAATGGTTTTTCTTTAACGATGTCCTTGATTATAATCATAATTTCATTTTTTGATAAGCTTTCTATATTTGTATCACCAGTAAAAGATTTTATGACATTTTCGTCATTACATCCAATTAATAAATATAGAGATAATTCATTATCTAAATCACAAAGTTTTTTAGCGCATAAGATTACATTATTTTCTTCACTTTTTAAAAAAATAAATATTATTTCGTCTTTTTTAATATTTTTGTTATTAAACATTTTAATATCATTGTTATTAGTTATATTTTTATAAATCTCATTTTCTAATTTTTCAGGATCAGAAAATAATTCTTTTATTTTTTCTATATCATTTTCTGATGATAATAATATCTCTTCATTTAAAAAATTATCTGAAGAAAATTTAAAACTTTTTACATATTGCATATTTTTATTTTTTTTTATTATTATTTATTTCATTTAAATATTTTTGTACTTTGCTAATAGCATTTTGCGACATTTTTTTTGATAAATTTTTTTTAACATCTTTTATATCTGTAATTTTAGCTAATATTATGTATGATATGTATTTGCAAAAATTATCAAATACAATAAAAATAGTATATTGTTTATAGTTTGGATTTTTAAAAAAATACAAAAATTTTTGAAAATATAGTAATCCTGCAATTTGAGGAAAGTCTTCAAATATCATAATTTTTAAATATTCATAATCTTTCTCATCTTTTTCTAATGTAATGTTTATTTCTTGACAATTTTCATTTAATATTTTATATTTATTTATTATATTTTGATCTGTTTCATTTTTTATATTTAATATTTTTTGATTTATATTTTCTATGATTATATCTTTTTCATTTTCAAAAAATTTTGTTATTTTTTCATTTATATATTTTTTAGCATCTTCTATGCTAATATCATCATCTTTTACATTTTTTTCATCAGAAATATTTTTTTTAACATCATCAATAGATAATGTTTTATTTGTATAATCATATTTATAATTTTTATCTATTTTATTATTTTTACTTATATTCTGATTGTCTATATTGATAAGATTTTCTGTATCTTTTGTTATTAGTTCTTTATCTAATAACTCTTGATATTTATTTTTATATAGTAGATATATATTTTTTTTGACATCATTAAATAAATCATTTATACTATATTCTGATAATTTATTTTTTTCTTTTTTAAAATTAATATTTTTTATAATATTTGATATTATATCATCATATGATATTATTTCTATATTATTAGAATTATACTTATCATATATGTTCATTATTTCTTTAGTAAAATCATTATATAATTTTATAAATGTGTTATTGTCTATTGTATTTTTTTCTTTTGTATTTTTTTGATATTCAGATGATGATTCATACATTAGTATTATAGAATATAAAAAAGAATAGCATTTGTTCTCATCAAAATTATTTTGAGATGAAAAAAACATTTTTAAAAAGATATTATCTTTATTTTTAATTTTTTGATTTATTAAATTACTTATAAGATTTTCATATTTTTTTATTTCATTATTATTTTTATAAATTAATTCATCATATTCGCGTATAACATTTTCTTTTTTTTCTTTTATTTTTTTAGATAGTTCATCAATTTTTTTAGGATCATCAGAATCTTTTGATGCCTTAAGTTTCATTTCATTTAAAATTTTTTCTTTTACATTTATTTGTTTTTGATTGATTATATTTTTTGCTAATTTTTTAAAGTAGTCATCGTCTCCAACTAAATTTTCTATTTTTTCTAAAATATTATTAGAAATACTGAGTTCATCATAATAAAGTTTTGATGCCCTAGAATAGTTAACAGCATCATTTTCTAAATATAGCCGTTTATATTCTTCATATAATGCTTTTTCATATTGATCAGCAAGATCATGTATTTTTGATATTTTAGGAGAGAAGTTTCTTTTTATCCAATTTGATACTGATTTAAACAGATTTGATATAGTTTCTAAAATATTTATTTTTTCATATATTTCTTCATTTTCATTAAAATCATATTTATAATATTTATTATAAATTTCATTTATTTGATTATATATTTTATCATTATTTTTCATATATTTATTTTTGTATTTTTTTACATTGTTGTACAATAAGATTAAACATTTCTGTTATAGATATATTTAGAGATCCTATGTGAATTGCCTTTATGATACTTCGCACACTTAATTCAACATCATATCCTTGTCTATATGCTATAGCAATAAAATCTAATGCTTGATGTTTTACATCACTCGGGCAATCTATATCAATATTTTCAACAATTGTATTGAGATATTTGAGCATATCTTCTGGGGTAAATGCAACCTCTATTACCATACTCCTTGAACATAAAGCTCGATCAATTTTTTTCAATGGAGAGTTTGTTATAAAAATACATTTTCCTGTAAATTCAAATGAATCTGGAATAATTTTCCCATCATCAGACTTAATTTCTCCTTTTGACAGCCAAGAAATTTTTCTTTTAGGGCTACTGTCTAATGCTGCTTTTAATATACTTATTGCATCTGTATCAAATAATACCTTATCGCAATCATCAAAAAGAATTATTTTTCCATTATTTTCATATAAGGCCACATATAATGCATGTGCAGTTGATCTTCCTGTTATTTTTATATAATCTGCATTATACTTTTCAAGAGAATTTGTAACAGTATATGTTTTGCCAACACCAGGCTGTCCTGATATTATCAATGACGTTGTTTCTGTGTTTACTATAAGTTGAACATATAAATCTAAATTTTTAAATACTACTGTTGGATTTCCATATTCATATAAAGATTCTTTTATTTCTTCATCTGGTTTTATCTCTTTTTTGGTAGTATTGTCAGACATAGAAACTTTAATATCTAATGTTTTTGTAGATATAGTATCATTAAAAAAATTAGTAATTATTAATGGAATAGAATTTTTATCAATATTATATATTGTATAATAATTATTTTCATTTAATGATTCATAAAAATCTAAACTATTTATTTTAGTTGTATTTAATATAAAATTTATTCCTATTGATTTTGTTCCATTTGTTAATAGATATCTTACTTGTTTTTCTTCATTATGCCTTTTAAAATATAGAAAATTACATATTAAATGAACATTTTCATATTGTATGCTTTCGTATATTTTTTTTACAATTTTTATTTGACTATCATTTATTTGAATATTTTGTGCTTTTTCATTATAATTGTAAATAATGCTTTCGAATATAAATTTATTATTATTTATCATTTTTTTTATTTTTAATATATATATATATATAAAAAAAAATATTAAAAAAATATTAAAAAAAAATATTTTTTTTTAATATATATATATAAAAACATTATTATAAATGAAAAATGATGAAAAATTAGTTTTAATATTAGAAGATGCTAATATTCCATTAGCATATAAAAAAGATTCGGATGATGATATTATTTTAGAGGGTGTGTTTGCTAAATTTGGAGAATTAAATAATAATAATCGTATATATGAAGAAGATGAATATTTTCCTCATTTAAAACGATTACAGGAGAAAATACAAAAAAATAATTTATTAGGAGAACTTGACCATCCGGATCGTTTAGAAATATCTTTAAGCAAGGTATCTCATAAAATAGAAAGCATAGAGTATGACAAAAATACAAGAACTATACGAGGAAGACTTAGACTATTAAATACCCCGCAAGGAGAAATTGCAAAAAAATTAGTTGAATCCGGAGTAACACTAAGCATATCATCACGAGCTGTAGGCATTGTAAAGCCAGATAAAAAAGTAAAAATACAAATGCTTCAAACATATGATTTAGTTGCAGATCCTGGATTTAAAGAAGCTGGACTAAAAAAAATAAATGAAAGCTTGGGAATATATGATGATAATATAGCTATATATGATATAACTGATGAAAACACAGAATTTATCGAATCAATTAAAAATGATTTTACTTCAAATAAAAATAATAATAATATGAGCAATTATGTCACAGAAGAAGAATTAAATAATTATACTCTTCTTTTAAAAGAAGATTTTGATAATATAACAAAAAGATTAAAAAATCTTGAAGATAATATTAATGAAAATAATCAATATAATAATATTGATAGACTAGAAGAAAAAATTAATATATTAGAACAATCTTTAAATAAAAATCTTAAAGAAAATAAAAAACTAAATGAACTAAAAGATTATGTTATATATTTATCAAAAGAATTAGATAATAGTATAAAATATACATCTTATGTAAAAGATGTTGTTAATGAAAGTCTAAATGACAATCATGTAGATCAACAACTAAAAAATATAATGGCTTATTGTAATTATTTAAAGGAATGCCTTGAACAAAATACAAACTATACAGAATATATAAAAGATAAAATAAATGAATATATAAATATAACGGATGAAAATAAATCAGATATTAAAAATTTAGAAAAATCTACAAATAATATCATAAATTATTCTAATTATTTAAAGGAAAATATAGAAACAGAAATAAATACTATTATTGCATATTCTGAATATTTAAAGAAAAATCTCAATGAAAATATTTTATATTCTGAATATGTTGCTGAAAGCGTAAATAATCAATTATCTAATGACGACTTTATTATAAATAAAAAATATAATAATAAATTAGAAAAAAATAATTCTAATATTCTAAATATAGATGAAAATCTATCAGAGCAAGGTACAGAAATTGTAAATAGAATCGACAAACTTTTAGAAGAGGTAAAATCTAAAAAAATAGACGATCTTACAAATATAAATAAAGAAACAAAAAACAATGAAAATTCAAATAAACATAGACCGTGGCAAGACTTCTTATCAAGTGATTTGAAAAAAATATGGGATAATCTTGATGATGAACTAAAAAATACAATAGAGGCTAGATCAAAATTTTATGATCTTAATAATTCATACAATGTAAAAAACTTTTGGGATATATATGTTTCTCCATTGATAGATAATAATTCAAAAGATAAATCAAAGGATGATAGCTCACAAGATAAATCAAAAAATGATAATAAAAAATCTAATCTAAATGAAATTGAAAATAATGATATTGATTCAGATGAATCTTGCGAAAAATGGATATCATTTTTATCGGATGACAAAAAAGATATATGGGAAGATCTATCAGATGATGTTAAGAAACCTATAATAGCTAAATGTAAGTATTATGATTTATCAGATGAAAAAAAAGCTCTTGCATTTTGGAATAAATACGTTGTTCCTGCTTTAAAATCTAAAAAATTATCTGTAAATATCAACGAAAGTAAAAATTATCAAAAAAATAAAACTAATGATAATCAAAATGGATATTCGACAGAATATATAAATAATGTTAAAAAAATATTAAATAAACAAAATAAATTTTAAAAAACTATCAAAAAAAGAAGATAGTTTATATAAATAAAAGCATAAATAAAATAATAGAATTTATTTATGTGATAAAAACACAGATATTGTGGTCTATTAATATAGAGAGATATTAATAGATATATTTAGAGCTCTACAAATCAAAAAAAAATTAAAATTATGAATATTAATGAATCTCAAATTTTGGAGACATGGTCTCCATTATTAGAAAGTGAACTTGGAATTGCAGACCCATATAAAATGTCGTGGATGTCAAAATATAGTCATTATCACGCATTAAATGAAAGAGCAAACTTTTCTATGTTAGGTATGCCTCCTGCTGGAAATATTGCCGGTTTTATGGGTAATGTATATACTCCAGGTTCTATCGGCGGAGTCTATGGTGATTCCGGGTCAGGTGATAAATTTCCAATGTTATTACCTATGGCATTACAAGTTGCCAAAAGAACAATAGGATTTGATTTAGTCAATGTAATTCCTATGCAAAACCCAGCTGGTACATTAGTCTATTTAGATTATGTATATGGTGGTGGTAGAGAAGATACATTTTCAAAACCAAGCATTTTCAAAACAATATTAGGCGGATCTGAATCATCTTGGTTTAATAAAGGAGCAACATATGCTACCATTGGTACTACATATAGAATAACAAATGGTAGTAACTTTATTGACGTTAAATTTGTCGGTAATTCTGGATACGATGGAGATCCTATTTTTAGAGTTATATCAAATTTAGAAACTGCTCCTGTATTAACTGATTTAATTGGTGGAACAATATCTATTGGCGGAACTGCATTAAATATTACTATAAATCAAATTTCATTGGTAAAAGCATTAGAAGATCATATTGAAGGATTTGCTGGTGCTGGAGCAATAGATTCAAATGATTGGTATGGGCCATGGAATGAAGCAGACCAAGGTCTTCCAGATGGTATGAAACGTGGAGTAGGCGAAAATACATATTTTAGAAATATGGGCTTACGAACATATACTAAATGGATTGAAGCTAAATCTGTTCAAGTAGCATGCTCCGTAACAATAGAACAAATTCAAGATTTGAACAAACAATATGGATATGATGTAATAGGTTTAGTTCAAAATTCATTAATAAATGAATTAAGTCAATCTAATAATAAACAAATTTTAGCAAGATTATTCGCATTAGGTTGGTTCAACAATTATAGAATGAATAAATCAGAAGGAGTAACTTTGAACTCTTCGTTAAATCCAGCAGGATATGTACATAATAAAAATGGATATGGTCCAGATGGTCATATTTATAATATTCCTGTCAATGAGTTTACATCTTATGCTAATATTGGTGGTGTTTCTAATGAAAATGAAATGACAATTCATCGTAGATTATTAACTAAAATTCTTGCTGCTAGTAATATAGTTTTACAAAGAGGTAGACGCGGACAAGGAAACTTTATTGTAACCAATTTACAATTAGCAACAGTTTTACAAAATAATGCACAATTTTCATTAGCACCAGTATCTAATACAATTTCTCAGGATAATGGTTCATTATATCCTCTTGGAAGTCTAGCAGGTCTAAATATTTATGTAGATCCTAATATGGATTTTGCTGATACAAGAATTTGCGTAGGTAGAAAAGGTAAAGATGAAGATCCAGGTTTAAAATATATGCCATATTTAATAGCAGAAACATTTGAAACCATTCCTGAGGCATCAATGAGTCCTAAGGTAGCAGTGAAAAGTAGATATGCTATAACAGAAGCTGGACATTTTCCAGAATCTCAATATTATACTTTTTATGTTGATACTAAAAATATTTCTATTGTATAGTATTATATTAAATATAATATACAACGAAAAACTCCCATTGAAAGATGGGAGTTTTTTTATTTATTGAAATTAAAAAATTATATAAGATATTTTTATCTTCTTTTTTTTATATATTCATTAAAAGAATTTATGTATGTCAATTTTGTGCTTTCTGATTCAGACATTGATGGTGTAGATATAACATCGTCATTCGATGCGTTTATATTAGGTTTTTTTGTTTTTATTATTTGCGTTGGATTTATATCAAATGTATTATTATCTTCATTTGTATCAACAGTTATTTTATAAACATTTCCATTTTCATTTTTTAATATTTTTCTTATAATTCCTTTTTTTGTTTTATTTTTATATTTAAAAAATATAATATCATTTACTTTCAAGTTATAAGTTTCATTATCATAGTCTTCTAAATTATTATCATTATTTTTTTGTTGTAGCTCATCTGTATAATCAGATAATTCTATTGAAAATGCAGGTGTATCTATTCCTTGTCCAGGAGTATTTGTGTATATATTAGTGCTAGTGACTTTTTTTATAAATGATGTACTCATATTATATTATTTTTTAAAATATTTTTCATTATTATATATTATATTCATTTGTTGTGATGTAAATCTATTTTGTGGAAATTTAGATATTTGTTCTCGCATTTTCCAATATACATCAGTTCCTTCTTTTTTTCTACCTGTATGATAACATGCAATAGAATAGATTTCTAACATTTCATAGTCATATATATCTGTATCTAAAAATAATGAACGTTTAGGATATGGATTTTTCATATTATATATTAGTCCATATTGAGCAAATATAAACATATTATCATAGCTTTTTTTATGAAAATAATATTTTGATAATGATTTTATTGGTTCACCTCTTAAAGGGTCAAATTCATGTGCATTTAGAAACCAATATATAATATCTTTTTCATCTTTTTTTAAAATATATGAGATAGATCCCATCATAAATTTCGAATAAAATATTTCTTCTTGATGTCCTTTTTTTATTTCTTGCCGTTTTTGATAATATTCTAATGCTTTTTCATAATTATCTGAATCTCTATATGATTGTGCTAAATAGAATATCCATCTAGGGTCATCATCTATTTTTATATATTCTTCTAATATTTTTGCGTGTTCTGAATATTTATTTTTTATATTTTTCCAGGAGTTGCCTTCTGCCTTTACCAATACAAATATTCCATCTGCTACATTAATTTCTTTTTCATTATTTTTAATTAATATTTCGTGAACTGGCCCATACCATTTATATCCAATATTTGTTTTTATAATACTTTTTCTAGAATATAGTATTCCATTATACATAGTGTTTATAGCTATTGCATCTCCTTTTAATGTTTTTTCTTTGTCAAATATTGTATTATCAATTATTAATTCTTCATCAGCGTCTATCCACATAGCATAATCTACGTGAGGTTCTATTGCCATAAGGGCAGCGTTTCTAGATGTAGAAAAATCCTTCCATTCTATTTCTATAAGTTCACCAGGAATATTTTTTTCTTTGAAATAATCTTTTATAATATTCTGTGTTCCATCTGTTGAACCTGTATCTACAATTGTCCAATAATCTATTATTGATGATACTGATTTTAGACATCTCAAAATGACATCTTTTTCATCTTTTACAATCATCATTAATCCTAATTTCATATATCTATATTTTTAATTTGTTATTTATATTATTCTACTGATTTAAATTCTAATTTATTATTATTATAGTTTATATTTTTTATACTTAATAATAGCATATCACCGTTTTTAATATCATTATTTATAAATTTGTCTCTTAATTGTTGAGACATATCTTGTTTTTTTATAAATCCTGTGAATTTGTAATCATGTTCTACGAATATACCATTTTTTGATACTCCAGTGACATTACAGGGTAAAATATCATCTATATTAAATTTTTGTATTTCTATAGGTATTATATATTTTAAATATTTTTTATTTGATGTTATAAAAATATTTTTATCTTTTTGATATCCTTCTATCATAACATTTATTTCTTTTCCTATCATACCATCAAAATCTAACAATACATTAGCAGATGCTAATGATCCAGGCATAAATGTTATAATTCCTGATATATCAACAAAAAATCCTCCGTGATTTTTATCAACAATTTTTCCAACATATATTATGCTATTATCTTTTATTTGATTATAAAATTCTTTTGATAATGTAATTTTATGTGCGTCAAAGAAAGACCCCATCATATTTTCAGCATCTGTTATCATGATTTTAAAATTATGAGTTTTTAGAATTTCATGAAATGATCCAGAATCTACATAATTTATAAAATCATCATATGATAATTCATATAATGAGAAGAATTTTTTTTCTTTTTTAAAGTTGAAAAATAAATTCACATAATTTTCACACACAGCTTCGAACAAATTTTCATCAGATGTTCGCTTTATATCTATCACATTAAAAACATCTCCTTTTTTAAAATTTTTATTTATAAAAGGAAATGATTTGTATTTTTCATATGATTCTTGAGCATATGATTCCATACAATAAACCTTTTCATTTTTTTCGGTTTTTATTGACTTGTTTATTTTCATGAAAATATATTTTTAAATGCTAATAATAATTTTTTTTATTTATATATATCTTTTAAAAAAATATTTTTTTAAGCATATATAAATATAATTTTTGATATTTAATAAAATCATTATTTTAAAAACATTGATAATAATACTATTGCTGTTGAAATTATAAATTGTGTGATAGTAAATATAGTAGTAGCTTTAGTTCTAAAATTTTTTAGTTCTTCAATTTCTTTTATCATCTCATTTAATTGATTTACTGAAACTATTTTTGAAATATTTAATTTCCAATCTCCTATATCATTTATTTTTTCTTGAATAGCTTTTAATTCTATGATTTCTTGCTTTATATCTTGTATTTGAAAACTTAAATCATTTAAATTATTGCTCAATCTTGTTATTTCATTTAGGACAAGTTTTCCATATTTATCCCATCCGTTGTCATTAAATTGCTTTTTATCAATATCCATATTTTATTTCATATTTTATTATATATATATAAGAAAATAAAAAAAAAATAAAATATTTTAATATAAATGGATAATAATATTTTAGATCAGTCTGGTGAGTATATAGTTATAACTACAAAAGAGCCATATGTGAATGTTATGTCATTTACAAATATTAATGAAGATATTGTAGATATGGGAATAGGCACTATGTATAAAAAAGAATTTAGATATTCATTAGATGGAAATATATATTCGGAGTATCAAGAATTATCTATTGATTCTCTTAAAAAATTAGGATCATTTGAAATGGTATATTTTCAATTTAGATACATATTATTAGCTGGTGGTCCATTGAAGGTAAATAATATTACATTAGATTATATTTCTTTTGAAAATGATAATCAAGTGAAACTTGATGTTAGTTCTGATAGTTTATATACATATAAATCTATATATAAAAGTGGATGTACATTTGAGCCATACAAGGTTGATAAGGCTATATCATTATTTAAAGATTTAAATTTGATGGCAAATGATTTATTTGGAATAGATGTATACTATTATAAGATAGATCCAAATAAAAAACATCAGGATGTAATACTGCAAGAATATACATTATATGATTATCAGGATAAAAAATTGATGAAAATTGTTATCCCCGAAAATAATATTCCACAGCCAGCACTTAATGTAAATCCATTTGGCATAGACTTCGAATTACCATTCGAAATACATATTCATAAAGACTATTTTCAAAAAATATTTGGAGATGGTACTGGCCCGCAAAAAAAAGATATTGTATATTTTCCATTGACAAATAGAATATATGAGGTTGCAAGTTCTGTCATGTATAATGATTTTATGTACACTCCTATATATTTTAAGGTACAACTTGTAAAATGGCAGCCAAAGATAAATACAGAAAAAAATGATGATATAAAAACTCTTGAATCTTATACAATAAAATCTGATGAACTATTTTTAGATGAAACAAACATAGAATTAAAAGATACAACAAATGAACAACAATTTAATATTAAAACAACAACATCAGATGTTGTAAGAAGCTTTATAGATAATGATATGAAAATATATGATTATGCAATAGTAAATTATTATACCGTAATATCAGAATATTATTATAATTTAGAATCTACATTAAAAGAGAATATTATAAAATTACATATAGATAATATTACATTTAAGAAAAATAAAAAATATTATACCCGTCTAAATAGAAACAATAATAATATTACATATGAGATGAAATCATCAATGAAAATCTTAACAAATTTAAATGAAAATATCTTTTCATATTCCAATGGCAATTCTATATATGAAAAAAATTATTATCTTTGTGATATATTTAACGACAATTCTCAATTTAGCATATATGAAAATGAATATAATGAATTTGAAAATGATAAATTAAGTACAGCATGTAATATTCCTGCATCATTTGTACGCAATAAAGCAATAGAATATAATTTTGCAAATGATTTTCACAAAAATAAAGATATTGCATATTCATCATGGTTTAAACTAAATGAATGTAAATCATACAAATATGATATAACTGAATTTAATTATGATAATTATTTATATAAATTAAAGATAAAAACAAATAAAAAAATGAATTGCCTCATTGATGATGATGTTATTATAAAAAGAAAAAGTGATTCTAATTTTTTAATATTTGGCAAGATAATTAGCATATCATCTCAATCTAATATTATGGAATATGAAATAGATGTAAATAAGGAAATATATGATACAATGATGTTATTATTTCCTTCTTGGCAAAATTATACTGACCTTTATATCTCTAAATATTATACATCTAATCTTATTTGCTCTTATGATTATAATAATAAAAAAGGAATAAGCATAGATATCATAGATAATAAATTTGTTGTATGCACATTAAATGATAAAAAATATTATACATATTTGAAGGATACTGTAAATTATGATAAATGGTATTCAATATTTATAAATGTAAGTAATTTGTTTAAAAAATTAGGTATAAATATATGGAAGATTCAATGGGATCCAAAAATAAATGAACCAAAATCAACTAGATTAAAATTATTGGTATCAAATTTAGTAGATATTGAAACTGAAGATAGAAGCACAAATATTAAATATTATATAAACTCTTCTTATATGGATATAACAAATATAAGATTATATAATAGAACAATAAATACTGATAAACAAGATACTATATTAAATCAATATGTTGTGCAGGAATCTCATATATGCGATATCATTGATAATGCAGAAGGACAATTGAGATATCCTTATGTAGGGTCTACTAGATAATATTATTGATTTACTAAAATTTTTGGATTTGGCCATTCTCTTCTCATAAGGGTCATCGTTTGATAGAATTTTCCGTTGTCCTTATCTTTTCTATCATATCTATATTTTATATCTTTTATAACATAACAACCGGAAAAAAATTGGTCAATAGAAAATGGCATCTCATCATCTTTATATTGGTTTTTAATAGATTGCGGCATATTAAATTCTTTTCGTTGTGTATCATCTACAACAAATATGAGTAACATAACTGGCTGCATACGACGTAAATTAAAATTTATTCTACTCATCTCCACATTTAGTAATAATTTATTTATTTGATTGTTATTATGAAAATTATTCATCTTTGAAATTTTATACATATCGTGCACATTATCATCAATGATAACTCCATTCCATTTTGTTTTTGTTTGCTCTAAATAATAATTTTCATTAGGTCTACCTTTTAAAATTATATGATTATCTTCTTTTCCATTTGTTATCAATGTTTCTATAGACATCTTTTCAGATTCTTGTTCCATAGTATCATAAAACATCAAATTGATTTTTTGTCCATATTTGTTGCTAATGTATGAGTTGTTTTCTAATCTATAGTTTCTAATGAATATTTCGCTATTTTCAAAATGTGAAAAATTAGTAAGTATGACATTACCCTTATATAATGCTTTCTCATCATCAGAAGTATAATCTGTTGAAAACAGTTCATCTGTCATTATACCAAGTTCAGATTCTTCTAAATCTAAAAATAATGGATTTATATTTACAAAATTTAAATAATAATATGTATCTACAAAAAATGTAAAAAATGATTCTGTATTTTTCCATGATGATAATGATATGTCATATATAAAATCTATTGTTTTTGAATATGGACATATCCACCGTTGATAATCATCTGTTGAGGTTTCGTTTGTCGCAAATCCTAATCCCAATTTATTTGAAATTTCTAACATTGCTTCTAATGATGTTCCATTTACAGAAAAACATTTCTGGTTTAAAATTCCCGGAATATGTAAGATTCCATATATTGATATTTTTTCATATGTTAGTTCATTTCCACCACGCGATAGATTTGTTGTTACTGATATTATTTCAAAATCATTTCTAATAGGCTTTAATAGTTTATTTCCGCTTCTTATAAATATAGATATTATATCTCCATCCTTTGGATATGATGTTGTATAAAATAATTTTTGACTTATAAGTAATGTAGCATTTATTGTTGGTATATATTCACTATCATTTATTTCAATTCTAATGATTTGTTCACTAGTAAATATATAATCATTTATTTTTATCAATGGAAATGAATCTCCATACATTTTATATCCTTTTTGATTCTCTATGTTTTTATTATCTGATGATGTTCCTTCCCACGAGTCTGGAATGATGATATCATCTAATTTTATTGTAGGATTTGATATGCTACGTATTAATTGTATTTCATTAGACATGACTTATTATTTTTATACTTGATATACCCAATGGTTATTTTCTGAATTCCAGATATATGTGCCGCCCTTTTGTTCATTAGCATTATAATCACTTATAAATTCAGCACTATGAGCACCTATGCAGTCTGTTGCTAATGAAACATTAGATCCAATTGTTATTGTAGTAAAATTACTATTTGCAAATGAAAAATTATTAATTTTTTTTAAATTTGGTATATTTAAATATCCAGTAAAATTTGAATCTCTAAATGCATTTTCTCCAACATGTTCTAATTTTGGACAATTAAACTCTCCTGTGAACAGACTATTTCGAAATGCCGAATATCCAACAGATGATACATTAGGACAATTAAATGT